TTAATAAAATCCCTAGAAAAAAAAGGGGCAACATAGTCACCCCTTCCATTTAAGTTCTTACGAACTACCTGGTGAACCAAAGATACCTAGTGGATCAGATACTCCAAAAGAATATCTTTCTCTAGCTTTGTATCTAACATTACCAGTTTCAAAGTCACCATCCATTGCAGTTGTCATAGGACTTCTGACGAAATGTTTCATGCCATCAGGTACATCAGTAGTGATAAAGAAAGCATTAGTATCAGTTAAATAATGATTAACTGAATAACCTTCTGGAATCACTCCATTAGTTTTGATCGCATTGACATCATTGTCAGCAGAACCAACTTTGTAGTCACTTTGCAATAATCTAGTAGCAACAAACTGAAGATCAGATGGTACTATTAGTTTTCTTGCTCTAGCTGCAATTTTAAGACCTCTTTCATCGGTGTATTTTCCGATTTGAATGATTGCATCTTCTAGAGATGTTTCATTCAAGTCAGCACCTGCAGAAGGTCTATTGCTGTTAGTTCCACCACTTACAAGTGGGTGAGCTGTGCTAAATAAAGCGACACCATCACCTGAAGAAAAAGTAGTGCTAAACCCATTATTAAGTGGGTACGCTCCTTTAACTTGTTTTGTGTAAGACATTGCACGAGCTAACGCTTTGGTATATCTACCAGAGAGAGAAACGTAGAGGTTATCCTCCATTGCTTCTTCTGTGATTGAATAGCCCATAGCTATTGTTTCGTGTGTGTAACGAGCCACAAAAGATTCTTGAGCGGTATCATAACTGATAGTCGATCCTTCATCTTTTACTGGTGCTGCACCGAAGCCAGATAGTTTCAGTTCTTCCTCAAATGATCTTTCGGAATTTTCTGAAACATAAATTTCTTCATGCTCGTTTTCGTAATTAGCGTATTCTTCTCCAAACAGGGCATTAAGTCCTGGTAGAAGTTGTTTTAGCTCATTTGCTCTTGATATAGCTGCCATAATTTACTCCTTAACCAATACCTGTTGTGTTGAGCATTTGATGCCCTACGTTAAACATAACTAGTACATCAGTGTAAGTATCGCCAACTGCACTATCAGGTCCATCAACAAAGTCGATGAGCTTTAGTGGTAGTGTGGCGGTAGTTGCTGCTGTACTCCCGTCTACTGAGTTTTTGCTGTTACCAATAGTTGTAGTTCCTGCTGTTTGCACGACTGCGAAATTTTTACCTAAGTCGTCTTGACCTAGAGTTTCATCGCCTTGCATTTGCATTATTACAAAAGGATCGGTAGCAACATACGCTACAATATCATCCGCAGCGATTGAAGCTGGGAAATATTGATTTGGTGTGAATTGACCTGTAGTAGGATCAGTATAAGCACAACCAAGGAAAACACCAATAGGTGTACAAGCCGTAGTACCAGTGTCTTTTTGGACAGTAGTATTAGGATTATCGTCACCCCATTTTATAAAATCTCCATAGAATATGCTTGTAGCATACGCATTTTTAATTTTGTAATGTGTTACTTTACCTTGATAAGGACTTCCAACGACTGTACCAATAGGTCTAGCTCCGTATGGAGCTGCTGTTGTTGACATAATTGTCTCCTTAAAATTTAATTAATTATTAAAGATTCCTAAGAATCTTTACCAAAAGAAGTTCTCGATTTACGCTCAAACACTTGTTTGGTCGCCATTCGATTATCTTGATCTTTAAAGTAAACATTGTCTACAGAATCTAATTGAGACTTAGCAAGTTCTTCAAAGTGCTTATCTCTTGCTTTCGCTTTTTCCGCAGGCATTTTACATAATAATTGTCCGCCAATTTCTACATTTCCTTTTTTTGCCCATTCTGATCCGTGGTCCATCATGTGTATTTGAAGTTCTGGATGATCTTGTAGTTCACATGGAATCCACCCTTCACGAAAACGTCTTGATACATTAGGATTATCAGATTGACCTAATAAGGCTGTTCTGATGTACCTATATACCCAGCCTTCTTGTGGGTTAGGTGTTGGTAAATTAGCAGAATTTTCCCAGCTTTGTGTGTGCTGAGTAGCCTCTCGGCTATCTGTCTCTCTAGGAGTACGCTCTTGGTCTACAGGAGTATCAGTTGAAACTTCCTCATTAATAGTTTTATTTTCTTCTGACATTTAACTCTCCCTTAATAATTGATTTGCGTATTGCTCAGGACTTATACCAAGTTGGCGAGCTAGCTTAACTTGTGTCTGAGTAAGACGGATTTGCGTGGGTTTTTTGTTTCCGCTATCCCTCGTTGCGGATGCAACAACTGTTGAAGGTTGTCGTTTTGGTGTTTCTCCATGAACCATTTCTGTTTCATTTGTAGAAGTTACACCGAAAAAAGTTGGAAATTGTTGCTTCATAGCATTATCAACTTCACTGTAATATTCTTGTGATTTACTAGCTGGGTCTACACCTTTAGCTTGTAAGCTTTGATCTAAGTACATAGCATAAGAAGTCATTTCTTTATGAACAGGCTCACTTCCCATAAACCAAGGATTTTTTTGTGCCCATATTTGCATTTCTGGATCAATTTGTGGTTGTTGTGCAACAGGTACTTGTTGAGGCATATTCTGTACAATTTGATTTTGTACACTTTGTGCCATGTTTCCTGATTGTTGTTCTGCTAAAGTTGCTTTAGATAAAGATTCTTGAGCTTTACTCATTGCATCTGCATCACCTTCTTCATAAGCTTTTTTAAATTCAACTTGAGCATTTTGTTTTGCCCATAAAGCATTGTTATGTGCTTGTTTATTTAAAACTTCACCGCCTTGTTCAACCATAGTTTGTAATCTTTGGTTTTCAGACATTAAAGTTTGTAATCTTGACACCGCTTCTTTTGATTCTCTAGAAGCAGCTTCTTTAGCTCTGCGTTCTTCGTGATACTCGTATTTTATTTTTGCAATACGATCACCAGCTTTTTTGCTGTAATCAGATATTTCTTTATCTACAGCTTCATCATCTACTTCAGGTGATGCGTCTTCTGCTTTTTTTGGTCTACGATCTTCTTCAGGAGTATCGTTAATTATTTGAACTTCTAATCCTTCTGGAATTTCATTGTTTATTTCTGTTGTTTTACCAAAAAACTTATCTTCTTCAGATGTATTTTGATTCATAATAGGTTCTTCGTTTATTATTTCTGTACTTGATTCGTTCATGCTCTAACTACTCCTGTTGGATCGTCTACTACTGCTTCCACAGTATCGTCATTAATTAAGCGAAACTCTTGTCCGTACATTTTCATGCGAGTACCTGAATAAGCTCTAAATATCACCCAATCTCCAGCTTTACACCAATTTCCACTAGGAAATCTTTTAGTATCGTTGTAACACTCTGGTCCTAGTTTTAAAACAAATCCGCAAATATTGCTTACTTCTTCATCTTTAACTGTTGTGGATGCTTTAATTATACCGCCTTCAGTTTTTTCTTCAGCAGTAGGCATTGCTATTAAAATCTTCCAGCCTTTAGGTTCAGGCAACTGACTTTTAACTTCTTCATCTACTATTGGAGTCTTAACACTTTCAGGCATTTTTATTGCTTTTTCTTTACTCATATTTTGCACGACTTGAGGAGTCGAGTTCCTATTTTTCTAAGTTCCTTTGAACATAATCCAAAAGTTCTCTCTCTGCAAGGGCTAAACCCTCGACAATACCAGCCATTTTTTGATACTCGGAGAAATCTTTACAAGCTCCTGTACTCATATGGTCAGCATGTTCATTCATCATACCACGCAGCTTCAGTTTCATATGTTCTGAAAGTGATAGCTCTATGATATCATTATTCATTCTTATTGATATCTTTCGTCAAATTCATACCAATGTCAAGTCCTAATTTATAATCTTCTCTTTCTTGTTTTTTATTTTCTGTTTCTTGGTCTTGCAAATCGCTAGCAACTTGCTGTCCTATTTTTATTCCAGAAATTTCATTTTGAGATTTAATTCTTTGTTTTTCTATTTCATCTCTGTTAGCTGCTTTAGCTGCATCTAATTGTAATCTAGATTTATCTTCTTCTATCTTACGCTGTAGATCACCTTCTTTAACAGCCATCTCTCTTTCTTTAGCTATTATTAATGGGTCTTTTTGTTGTTCTTGTATTCTTTCTTGTTCAGCTTGATACTGTGAAGTTCCAAGAAGTCTTTTAGCAGCTTCTGCTACAAGACTAGATATACGTTTTTCTACATCTGCTGGTAACACTTCACCTTCTGGTGGTAACTCAACTCCCATTTCACGTTCAATTTCTTTTCTATATTTCATAGTTAAGTGTTCATTGACATAAGCAGAGCCAGCAGCAAGGATTGAAGGTGCATTAGGACTTTGACCTATAAGTTGTTGCATTTGTGGGTCTTGTTGAGCAGATGTAACAACGGCTATATGGGCTTCGTGATCTTGTTCTATAAATGCCTGTACAGGTTTTCCGTTAATTAAATTTTGTACCGCAGTAACTGGATCAACTGGTTGTACATTATCTGTATCAGGAATAATATCTTGTACATCTTCTATGCCCAATACATTAAGCATTTGTCTGTGTAGTTCTGGTAAGTTATACATCTCAGGAGATGTTTGTGCCAACTGCATTGCAGCTTGGTATTGCATAATCCTTTGAGCCATTGTTGCTGCATTAGGATCAGATACAGGTAATACGTCTACTCTGTTATCAAAGTCTTCTGTTTTAATAGATTCTTTTTCATCTGTTTCATATGGATATTCAGGTTCAGTAAAGTCTTTAACAATGCCTACCAATATATTAAATTCTTTTCTCATGGATGCGTGTAGCCTTGCTTGTACAGCACTCATTACTTTTTGATTTCTTTCTAACAAAGCCAGTGTAGTTCCTACAGGTGCTTGACTGTTCATGTCAGATACCTTCATATCAGATATGCTAGCAAAACGCCTGCCTTCTTCTACTATATTTTGTAGTAATTGATATAAAGTTCCTGATGGTTCTTTGTATGGTAAGAAAGTAATGTTGTCTCTTATAGCTCCACCTGGAACATCAACATCCCTAAACTCTCCAGGCATGATTGGGGTATCATCGCCTTTTATACGCAAGCCTCTTGCTTTTAAACCACCAGGAAGATTAGATAAAGTACCTGCATCTACCAGTTGTCTTAGTATGGAAGTAGCTGATTTAGCTAATCCACCAACCATGTGTATTAAACCAAAACCATAAAATCCTAATCCTGGAAGATATTGATAGTGTACAAAGTGCATTCTTCTAATTTTCTTAGGATCATCTTCGTAATAGTTTCTACGAATACTCAGTATAATTCCACTTGGGAAATCAATCGTTACAACGTAAGGTATAGCTATACCTGTTGTCTCACCTGATTCATCAGTATCTTCATACCCTTCTAAATCTAAATCTACTTGCATTTCTAATACTGTATGACTTTTATCGTAGTTATAAGTATCAGACTCGCCTGTTATATCGTTGTATTTCTTTGTAATATCAGAAGTGCTTTGCGAACCATCTGGTATTTCTATGTCTCTATAAAATCCATTGACTTGCATTTTTCTAATAATATTAGAAGACTTACGCATTACATGAGTAGCACGTTCACAAGTTTCTAAATCACTTGCACCATAATTAACTACAACGTCTTCTGCTGGTACAAATATAGAACTGGGTCTATCTAAGCTAGGATCAAAATAAACTTTACGAAAAGCAGAACCTGCCAAAGGTAAAGAAAATAACATCTTTTCTGTTTCTGTTCTGTACTCTGACATTTCATGTGTCAGTAAATAGTTTAAGTAATCTTCTACTCGTTGGGATTGTTTTTCTTTTTCTTCTGTTACTTTGCCAACTATCTTAGTTCTTACAGGTCCTTGAGCAGGAAACATCTCTGTGATGGATTGGGATTGGAATCGTATTACAGCCTCGCTTAACATAGGATGGAATACGCCACATGCACCTGCCCAAGGCTGCGTTCTTTCTTCTATCTTTAAACCTAATTGATCTAAACCTTTAGTGTAAGTTTCTTCCCAATCTGATCTTGATTCTTTATCACCGTTGTAAGAACTTACTAATTCTCCACCTAATTGTTGTAAAACTTTGTCATCTATAAAATCTGCAAGATTAGAATCAAACTCTTCATCTCCTACTTCTGTAGCATTAGGATTAAAATCAATAATCATGCCACCATCATCAGTATCTATAGCAACTGATTCAGGATTTTCTATTTCTATAGTGAGTTCTTCTTCAGTCTCTTGTTCTACTGTTCCGTCTATAGGTGTAGCTGGTTGTCTTTCTATTGCCATTTAATATCCTAATAATAATTTGCAGTTCGGTTATGTTCCAAAGGCTCATCTTCTTCGTCTGAGTGCAAGGGAATAAAACCACCTTGTCTGAATCTTAACAGAGCTTGCGTAGTGCTATCAACTAAATCGTCATGTTCCATATTAGGGAATCCAGCAAATTCTTCAACTACTTCTTCAGCCCATCTAGTTGCAGGAGCATATACAACTCCTGAAGCAAACAAATCAGATACTGCATTTACTCTTGATATTTTGTCGTTACCTCTACTGGGTGTGTATTCTTGTACTGGTATTCCTATTGCTCTTAATTCAAAGATTAAAGGCAAGCCAGCAGCTTTTGCTTCTACAATGAACGCATCAGGCTTATAGGCGTTATACTTCTCGAAAGCCATTTTCTTTAAGTCAGGGAACTCTAAACGCTCTTTATAGGCATCTAAGAGTATAAGGTTAGGAGCTATCATTCCTTCGTCATCTTCTTTGTAGAAAACTCCCCATGTGGTACATGCAGAATAGTCAGCCCTTTGATTCTTCATATAAGCCGTGTCCCAACTTTGAATAACAAATTCACATTCAGGTGGTTCTCTACCTTCCCATACTTTCCACCACTCTCTTTTAACAATCGCTCCTTCTTCTGAAGTGGGGTCTTGTTGGTACTGAGCCATCCATTTACTGTTGGGTAGCTCCGCTTTCAATGCTTGTAATTCTTCCATCTTCCAGAATTCACCCCATAAAGGATTTCCAGAAGGCATGATCGCAGGAAGTTCTATGACTTCCCATTGGTCTGCACCGCCACGCTTTATACTTGCGTCAACAACTTGACCTGTTAAATCTTTATTGTGCCACCTTGTCATCACCATAACGATTGCACCATTGGGCTGTAAACGCTGTCTTGGACCAGATGTGTACCACTCGTAGGTACGATTGAAGACATTCATGTCCGCACTAGCACCTTCTTGTTCTGAATGAGGGTCATCAATAATTAATAGGTCAGCACCTTTACCCGTAACCGCACCACCGACACCAATCGCAAAGTAATCTCCGCCTTGGTTTGTGTTCCAACGACCAGCAGCCTTACTGTCTGATTGCAAACTGACATCAGGAAACACAGCTTTGTAATCTGAACTATTGACTAAGTTCCTGACCTTTCTACCAAAGCCAACCGCCAATTCTGCGGTGTGAGCCGTTTGGATGATCTTCTTATCTGGGTACTTACCTAGAAACCATGCAGGCAATAGGTACGAAGCGAACTCACTCTTGGTGTGTCTGGGGGGCATATTGATAATCAAACGCTTTAAATCGCCCTTAGCGACTCTCTCAAACGCATCAGCCATTATCTCGTGATGCTTTCCGTGTATAAAAGCTGACCACATCTCCCCAACAAAGGTCATAAAGTCCTCGTGGCATTTCTCTCTACTTTTTGCGTCTTCTAGTTCTTGCAATAAAGAAAGTAGTTCTTGTTTTTGAGTAGCAGATAGGTTCTTTACTTTACTTAATACATTTTTGTTCATGTTTCTTTCGTTCTCTTCTCCATAAAACAAAGAAAAGCAGAATTAAAATTGGTTGCAGTATTACGAATATAACTATGTTAGCTAATTCATAACCCATTCCTGTTACATTTCCAATAACTTGAAGAATGTAAACACAAACATTAAAGAACAACCCAATTAATTCTTGCATAGTATGTAGTATATACCTAATAAGTAGATACCTCTTAAATTAAAAACTTATTAAGTACATACAAGGTAGGCACTTATTAAGTGAATACTAAATATATGGTATGTACTGGGTATAGAAACTACAAGATTTTAACATATTGCACCCCCTTCACATAAAAAGCAACCCTAAATTTGAAAAAAATAATATGGGGGTATGGGACTCCTAGGGCTTTATATAAAACAGGGGGGGGTCTATTTGGTAAACATAGCTAGCAAAATGCAATAACATAGGGGGGTACA